AGTCCAGGCACCACGCCTTTCTTTTCGTGCGTGAGGATTGTTCCGTTAGCAGTTAAGATCCAGGGCTTGTTACTATCAAAGATTAATCGCCATGTGTCTGCGGCACTCAGTGTGTCGTCACCACCTAGTTCCCAGTCAATAGTAATCTCCGTACCTACGTCCATATCCATAACGGCTTTGTATTCTAGCGTACCAAACATTCCTTCCCAAGCACCAGCAAATGTAGCACCGCTCTCCATTCTGCTTGCGATATGCTTCTCAGTCATGGACATCCTAAGTTGTCCAACAATAGTTTCTGGAGCCATATTTAACGAACGGATAATACTAGGATACAGACTGTTTAAATCGATACTGCCAACCCAGTCATGTAACCCACGTTTAGGAGTTGCAACATAAGCACCAGCCGCTCGTACACGTTCTTCGTCTCCGTGATGTTTTCTATTAGGAACAATCAATCCTTGCTCATGTGCTTCGTTAATAATTGCCTGCTCCGTCACAGCAACCGCACCCATTGTGGTAGCAAGTAGCACTGTGTTAGCATGTGCTAGTTCGTTACTTAAATCAATGAATCTGAGCTTCTTATCTAACTTGTCTAGCAGTGCAGTATCCTGCCTGTTATAGTCAATAAACTTTTTAAAGTCCTGGTTGTATAATTGATCCAGTGTGCCTTCGTATTGTACCTTGCGCTCATTAAGTTCATATTCACCAATAGCATCCAGTGCATAACTATGTCGCTCTTCATAAGTGTATTTGCGATACAGTTGCATATAGTCTAGATGCTGCCTGCCAATTAAATCATATGTGTTTTGTTCTGAGCCAAAGCGTTCAAATGTGCGCTTCTTGGGATATTGTCCAAACAAACAGAACTTACGAGTATCATCCTTGCTTAGTATACGGATAGTACGGTTAACAGTATACGGAATATCATATCCTTCGCTGTTCCATCCACTAAGAACGTCTGCGTCCTCAATAAGCTCTAGAAAGGTAGATAGCATCTCACCTTCTGTTTCAAACAAAAACGTATTGGAAAACTCGCTTACTAGATCCTTTGCAGATTCCATGCTTAAACTTTTGGGAGGAATTGCCAATGTAATCATTTGATCCATCCAGTTTAAGTATAAACTGATAGCAGTAATAGCATTAAAGGGGTCGTCTGGACTACTATATCCGCGCAGGGGATCAAAGTCTACCTCAATATCGAAAAAACAAGTTTGCAGTTTAGGAGCATCAACACCCAAGTAGTTATCTGCTAGACAACGGAACACTGGATTAAAGTCGCTTTCCCATAAAGAACCTCTGTCGTGCATCCGAACTTCTTTTTGGAACTCTTTACCGTGCTTTGTGCTGAATCGAGATACAGGATTGCCGTAGATAGTTTTAAATTTACCACGTGGATCGTTGTAGTAGAATGTATAGTTAGCAGGGAACTCTTTGTACTCCCTGCGTCCTTCTACACGTTCTACGGCATGGATCCTATCATGCTGTTTATCAAACCAAGCGTCGACATAGCTCATACAATTAATCCTACAATATATATTAATGTTAACATAATGTTAAGCCATAGTAAACTGTTTTCTTTCCACAGATATCCTACAGCAATCCATAGTGCATTGCCAACGATAAATGCCGCGTGATGCCAGTACCATTCAGGCACAAAACTGGCTAAACTTGCCGCTCCCACTAATACAATAGTAGCTAGCCAACTCAACCATTGGTGTGGTTTCTTTTCTTGACTCATAAAATCCCCCAGTAAAGCTGAATTAATGCTATTGAATACATCATAGTAAACCATCCGCATAACACTACAGCAAAGAATGCTTTTCGCAATACACATGCTATTGCTCCTAGAATACTTCCCAGGAGATATAAAGGTACAAACAGAGTAGTTGCTGGATCTAATACTGTAAAGGTTAAAATAGCACTTGCTATTATAAGCAAGGTTGTTTCAACCATCTCACAGTAAAAGGCCTTAGGACTAGCGTGATAGCTAGCCTTAATGAACTCTATTAGCCTACTACTGAAGTTTGCCAACGGTAGCCAAGATATTCTCGAGTTCCGCTAAATCTTCACTATGCTTGGAGAAGTCAGCCTTATATGCTGTTTTAACTGCTTTTTTAAGTACTGATGGTTTAATCTCGAACTCTTCTGCAACTGCTTTAACAGTATCATTGAGTCCTTCAGAAAGGTCATCAACTTCCTGCATTACAGTCATGCCTTCTTGAATTAAGTATGTAAGTTTTGCTTTTTGTTCTTGCGTAAAGACGCGATCGCCGTTGCTCATGTAAAATTCCTCTTGTTAAGTTTATAATGTATTATATACTACAATGTGTTGAACGTCAACCTTTAGGAAATGCTTCTTGGTAAGGAAAATCATATATTTCAAGTTTAGTTCTGTCAGTACGGTCAAGTTTATTCTTGAGTTTACGCTTTTTAAACTCTCCGATAGTTGCCTTTCCGGCTTGTGCTTTTTTCTTAGCCTTATTTAATTCTTTTTGGGTAGCGGCATCATATATAAACCTATACAGTCTGTCTTTCTTGTCGACCATGGCCCAGAGAGTAATCCATTTTTCGTTATCAAAGTTACCAGTAGTGTGGTGCTTGTATATAAACTTAGCTGGCTTTTCATGCATTGGAGATCCAATAAATTCTTTGTTAGTATCAAAACTTAACCAAATAGCAAAGAACACAACAGGGATAATTAGAAACTTCTGCCAAGAAGAGTTAACAAACATAGGAACCATACAGACTACCCCAGCAAACATCCAAATTGCAGCTAGTTGAGTAGTAGTAATGTTAAAATCAAACATTTATTCTGGTTCTCCTGGAGTAAATGGATCCTTGTATTGGGACATGTTAGATGCCTTGTTAACAATTAGATCAGTATTATCTAAATCTAGTTCAACTTCACCGTCATCTGTTATTGTAAATCCCAGAGCATGTTTTTCGTCTCCTGGGCCATTTAAAACCAGAGATTTAATTATTATCTCTCTGTATGGATTAAGTTGAATTAATTCAAACGTAACTGTTTCAGGATTTATAGTCTGGTCAACTCTTTTGGAAAACCAATGGCCAGTAACAGTTACTGATCTAGGAACCCTGCTTCGTATAGTTAATACTTCTCTGTTAGTCTCAAATTTAACCTTCTCACCGGTGGTTTTATTAAAAATTATATCGTTTTTATACCCCAAGTCATCTCTATCTAAATGCATAAGTCCTTTGTTTTTGTCACGAAAGCTAACAACATTATTTAAGTCATCTTGAACCCACATGTCTATATCTGTTGGGCTCTTTGGATCCCAGGTCATTACTACCATGTACTCAGCTTTGGGATCAAAGTCATGCTTTTTAGCTATTGGATTAATCAGCATAAAAGCCAGGATAAACATAAATGTAAACCCTACTAGTAGATTAAATAAGAGATCGATAAACCCGAAGCTACTCTTGTACTTCTGTTGTGCTGACATCCCAACTGTTCTCCAAAATAACCATTTGTGCTTTTATTAGGACTGAGCAAATTAATCCAATTAAAGTGGTACTGAGTGCAGTACTCATTCCAATGGCCATGTCTGCGATAGCTGCTTGAACGTTAGCGATATTTGTAACATCAAGGTTACTAAAGGCACTGCCTAGCATAAGCAAAAATCCTGCTACGGTGCCAATCATTCCTAGAGTAATCATAGCCTCACTAGAAAACCATACGTAATTGCTTAATGACTGTGCTTTTTTATCTTGGTAGTTTTTGCTAATATATCCAGTAAGCATTGTTGTTAATGCGAATACAACAAGTATAACCATGCTAATTTTAGTGATGTCAGCATCCCAAAGTGCTTGCCACCACCCTAGTTCGTTGGCAACTACACTAGCAAATACAATGCATGTTACTTGTACCCACCACTTTAAGAGGGTAATATTTTGTTTCGCCATTATGCTGATGCTATCCATGCCTCGAATGCTGCAATAGCTTCTGATTCAGTGCCATATGACCCTGCGTCAAGGATGGCTTCCTGAGTGTAAAATTCTTGGGGATAAAATTTATCGTTATGCTCAAATCCACCGTCTCTTTTCTTAAGATAGACCTGATAATCATTTTTGCGAGAGTCGCCAGTGTCATGCACTGTGTTTCCAAGTGCATATTCTTTGCCATTCTTTTCAGCTTTTTGTACAAGATCAAAGTCACGGTTAGCGACTAGTTCCATATCTACTGCTTCTAGCATATCTAGTGTTTGGCGTATTAAATTGGGTTGCATACTGGTATCCTCTAAGTTATGAATTACTAGGTATTTATCTAGTCAACTATTTCCTAATCACAAAAAAAGCCCACTAAGTGAGCCTTTTCTGTATCTTATGTGGTATATTAAGTATGTATTAGATTAAACCGTACTATACACAAAGACCTGCCCTTTGGCGCTAGTGTTACCAGGTGCACTAATAATTGCCATGCTGCCATTGATAGCAGTAGACGTACCAAACTGCCCACCGTTTATTGCCATGCTAGTAGTGTTTGGATTAACTATCTTTATAATATGATCACCTGTATTAGGACTGTACCAATCAACCGCTCCGGCGTTGGTTGCTGCTTCATCATCAACATGTCTAGATTGAATCGCTGCATTTGCTCCTACACTAGATCCGGTTGGATCATTAGCTGTTGAGTTACAACTTACAGAGTATACCTCAGCACCAGTATCAATTCTATTTGCTTGTATTTTTCCTTCGCCGAAGGAAACTATGAGGTTGCCTGTTATACCAACTGCTGATCCCATTTTTTGGTTGCCACCCATTGAGGAGCTAAGGGTGCGTACTGCTGTACCAGTAGTTGACCTGTGATAAACACTACCAACCCTAGAAAAGTCTCTAGGCGCACCTACTGCTGAAGCAGTAGGGCCCATTGCAACACTCCTGCCAAATTGATCCTGTTCAGTGGTGGTGCCACCTGCGTTTGGATTTCTAACTGTAGCTTGTAACACCCCACTCATGTTATAATAATAAGCTGAGCCCGAGTTAGTTCCGCCTGTGTCTTCATAAGCAACGCCAAGTACAAACGCACCTGCTGTATCGTCAACAGCAATCTGCATACCAAAATAATCACCAGCAGTTGACGGCGAAGGCATGTTCGCCGCATGATCGTAGCTACCATCCGAAGTTGCGATCATTTTATATCCACCCTTGCCAGAACTAGCTGAGGGCTGCCCGATAATTATCTTAGAATCGGTCATTGCCAAACTGTGTGGATCTTTTCCAAAGCCCTGCCCACTGCCATTAGTTGAATACGCTAAACTTCCATCTGATCTATTATAGACATAAATTATTCCGTTACCAGAATTTGCGCTTTTTGCCACGATTGCAAAATAACTATCTGATATTGCTACTGACGAACCGAAATAGTCGTTATTAGCCGCGCCGGTATACGTATATAGTAACCCGCCCACGTTGCTGCTTGATGACTGGAACGAACTTGGGGTTATACCGGCTTGACCAAAGAGTTGCATTGTATTATATTTCCTTTTTTAAATTAGGTATTGAGGTTATTGAATTACTAGGTATTTATCTAGTCAACTATTTCCTAATCACAAAAAAAGTCCACGAAGTGAGCCTTTTCTGTATCTTATGTGATATATTAAGTATGTATTAGTTATCCTAGAGTGTAGGTGTATACCGCTCCATTGCTTGTTTGGGATCCAACACCTTGATATCTTGCACCTATAGTTATATGTGAATTTGTCGCAGTGTTACTTAAAGCGATCTTTGCCCCAAACTGACCACCAGCAGCAACAGGGCTATCAATTTTAGCATACAAAGAACCATCAGAGTTATTATAAACACGAACCACTCCGTAGCCGTTGATAACACCACCATCGGGATCTTCGTTATATGAACCAATGGCCGTATATGTATCAGATACAGCCAAAGACATTCCAAACTCAGTATCAAAGTTTATTGGGTTTACAAATGTTTGTGCTAACGAGCCATCTGATGTATTAAACAAATACGCTACGCCAACATTCGTTACAGATTCACTTGGGTTATCTTCAAGATGTGCAGATAATAATATATAATCATCACATACGTCTAAGTATCGCCCGAAATAATCAAACGATGAAGAGGAATCGAACTGTGGATTAGATATCGTGTAACGTGAATTTCCATTACTTGGATTATAAATAGTCACTGGACCATTATTTCCATAGGAGTATAGTGCATGTGTGTCTGTTGTTCTTACCTCATGAGCACTACCCGACGGTGTTGTAATTGTAGATATTAATGAACCTGTAGAGTTATTATAAATATACATTCTGAGTGCAGCAGCATTACCAATAGCGGTATACGAATCTGAAACTCCTATACCGTTATATGCACCAAAATTTCCACTGGCGCTAATAGGGGATGAAAAGGTCCTTTCGAGGCTTCCATCACTGTTATCGACTAGAAATACGTTATCCTGTGATGGACCCTGGATAGCAGACCATAATTCAGACATATCACCTGTTTTAGCATAGCTGGCGGCTCCGGATCCACCATCCGCATACACTGTGGATGGTTCAAAATCAGTAGTACCATCTGTGATATCAAATACAAAAGCCTTCACGCCACCGCCGCCCTTCGCATTCGCAAGAACCTGGGTAGAACTACTAGCCAAATTTGTCCCGCCCAAACCATAACTTGTACCGCCGCCGTTAACAGTCCATAATAAGGTTGCGCCACCTGCTGGTGCTTGGAACGAACTTGCGGTTATACCGGCTTGACCAAAGAGTTGCATTGTATTATATTTCCTTTAACTTAATTATTATTATTTTTATCTAAAATTAAGATGGATCCAACAAGTTTGCTTGGACTGTTGGATCCACTTAATCTAAAAAGTTATATTATGCAGCTTCCAAATCGCCCGCCAAATCCCATTCGTCTGTAGCTACTTTAATTATCGAAGCACTTGATTTTGCGCCTCTAAGAAGTAATGTTTCAGCAGTGTTAACTGTAACTCCGCCAGCAGCAGCAAGGGTAACTTGTCCTGCGCCAACTTGGCGTATAGCAATCTGTGTTCCGATCGGAAACGCTATTGAAGAGTTAGCTGGAACTGTCATTGTAATAGCACTACCATTATTTAACCTAACATATTTGCCATCGTCGGCTAAAACAAGGGTATAAGTAGTTCCTGTTTGATTGTTAATCGCAAGATGAGAATAATATCCGGCCGACAGGAATGCTTTTGTAACCGCATCTTGGTCCGCTGTAGGATCGCCGATCCCGGTAATTTTATTAGTACCCATTGCAAGAGCGCCAGACATAGTGCTTTGTCCGTCCACTGCTACTGAATTAGTTATTTCTGCAACAATAGTAGTAAAGTTAGCATCTAGTTCGTTAGCAACAATATTTGCTCCTGATTGGAAATCAGAATTGTCGATGCTCATTGCACCTGATCCGTTACGCGCCATATTATTTACTCCTGCTTAATATGTTATAGTATAAAATCATTAGATGATTTTTACCACCGATGATCTCGTAATTTTTTAAATTTTATGAGAATTTTTACTCTCTTACTTGCTTAACTATATTTATTTAAAATACCATATTTTTTATGTTACTACTTTGCTGATCATGGGGA